GCAACCTGGACCTGTACCGTTGATAATGCATCAACAGGGTCAGTGCATTTTGATGCGTTTACCAGCACGACATTACCCATATCGAGGACATATCTATTACAGCCGCAAGTTACATTTGCAGACGGGACCACGCTAAAGGGTGAAACGAAAAAATTAACAGTTTATGCCGCGTTTGAATAAAAAACGCTTGACAAATATAATAGTATGTAGTAAAATGCTTAAATACTGAAATAGATTATAACTGCATAACGTGAACATCTAACAACAGGACGCATTACATGGAAACCGTTGACCTGTTGAATGTTCCGATTTTTTCAACCGGCAAGTGGGAGGGTAAAGGCTCCGCTTCCGGTGGTGATGAAATCAATCATCAGTTTCTTGACTCACTGGTAACCACGTTCGAGCAAGTCGGCGCGCGCGTTAAGCCCCGCATGGTCCTGACGCACGACAAGGAAAAATCGAAGTCGGTTACCGGCATGGCCTCGCTTGGATGGATTACCTCATTGCGTCACGTTGCCGGTACACTCTACGCTGACATTAAAAACGTTCCTAAAAAAATCAGTCAAATTATCGATGCTAAGGCGTTCGGGCGGTTCTCTCCTGGGATATGGCGACGCATGAGCATTAACGGTGTTGAATACACGAACGTATTTGAACACCTTGCGCTTCTTGGCGCTGACCTTCCCGCAAACACCGACCTCGATAGCTTTATTGATCTATACTATGCTCACACTGAATACGAAATAGATAACTTTGTTAGATACGAAAACAAGACACAGGATATACAAACTATGTCAGATGAAATCAAAAAACCGGAAGTGGATTATTCCGCAAAGATTCAGGAACTTGACGGCAAGTTAGCTGAATTTTCAAAAGCGCTTTCTGAAAAAGATTCTGCAATTGAAAAGCTTGCAAAAGAAAACGCTGAACTTAAAGCGCAGGTTGACGGCGCTGAACATCGCGTCTATATGAAAGACGTTGACAAGTACATCGACGATCAGATTGTGGCCGGGAAAGTTCTCCCTTCACAGAAACCGGCGCTCATGGCTCTCTGTTCAGAAGTCGGTAACGAAAAAACTTTTGCCTATGTTGACGGAAGCGAGAAAAAAGAAGTCAAGGGTAACAACTTCGACCTTCTGAAATCGTTCATCGCAAACCAGCCGAAGATTATACCGACCGGCGAACAGTCTCAATTCGAGGCCGTCAAGAAAACTGAAAAACCAGAAGACGAAGTATTACATGATAAAGCAATAGCGTACCAGAAAGATCATTCCGGCGTTACTTACCGTGACGCGCTTGTGATCGTTTCAAGGGAGGCTTAATATGGCATTTGTAGGATCAGGCGACACGTTGAGAAAATCTTATATAGCCGGTGCAACCGCACGGACAACCACTTCGCAATATGGCGTTGCGTATCTGTCCGCAGCTGACACCGCAAGCATCATCAACACTAACACAAGTCATCCGATAGGGATTATTGACTCGTATCAGTCTTCCGGTTCGGGTGCTGTTAGCGTTATTGTACATGGCCCAGCAAAGGCTTTCGCGGGCGCGTCTATTGCCGCCGGTTCGCTTGTTATAGCACAAACGGCGACGGGTCTTGTTATTACAGCACCGGCTACGATAACCTCATACATCGTCGGAAGGGCAGAAAGTGTCGCTTCAACGAACGGCGCTATTACAGTTTATGTCAACCCGATGGGAATATAGGAGGTAATTAAATGGCATACGGTGGAAATTTACATATTAACAAAGCGCTGACCAACCTGTCAGTGCAGTATAAAAATGCAGACCTGATTGCATCACAGGTGTGCAAAGATGTTCCTGTTATGAAGGAATCAGACCTGTACTATGTGTACGTCAGGGACTTTAGAATCCCGTCATCACTGAGGGGAAACAAGGCTCCGGCTAACATGGTAACCTGGGGCGTTTCGACTTCTAGCTATTCACTAGACGAACACGCTCTTGCTGATATCGTGACCGACAGGGACCGCAAAAACTCCGACACTATCCAGCTTGACGCTGACACGACCGAGTTTCTGACCGACAAGATTCTCCTCGGTTATGAGCGCGATGTTGCTGATCTGTTTTTCACGACTGGCACATGGTCAAACAACGTTTCACTTGATACCGCGTCTTCGTGGAAATATAACACGACTACCAGCGCGCCGATCCAGAACGTTCTTTCCGGAACTACCAGGATAATCAAGTCTTCAGGTGTCAGGCCGAACACGCTGATACTTGGTCAGGATGCTTTCGACTGTCTGAAAGAGAATACCAACGTGTATTCCCGTATTCAGTATGTCGAGCGCGCAATCATGACCGAACAGCTTCTTGCCGCTGTATTCGACATCGAAAACGTTTTCGTCGGACGCGCAATCAAGGACGTTGGCGAAGAGGGCGTTGCTGAAAGCATAAGCTCAATATGGGGCGGACACGCTCTGCTCGCTTTCTTTAACAATAATCCTGGCATTAAGAAAGTAACTGCCGCTTGCAACTTTAGGGCAAACGATGCCGGAACTCCCGTGAAGGTCAAGAAGTGGAGAGAAGAAAAACTCTCCGGCGATCAGATCGAAGTTTCGACCATGTACAAGCCTGCCGCGATTGCGACATCTTGTGCATACTATTTTAGCTCGGTAACAGCATAGGAGTGATGTGATATGGCAGACGAAGTAAAAGACGTAAAAGTTAAAGTAGAAAGCGACAAGAATCTCGCCAGCGTGAACGCGAAACTTTACAAAAAGGCCGCTAAAGAATCGCAGGAAAAAGCGATTGTCAACGGTAAAGAAAAGATATTCGGAATCAAGCTCTTCAAGACGACTCCGACTTGTAAAGGCGTGACGAAAAGGTCGCTTGTTTCGATTTCCAAAAAAGGAAAAAAAATAGGATAGTACCATGAGTTATTCAACGTACACCGCTATACTTACCATTCTCCCAGGTATGCCTCAAACGGCAAGCTCCGCGAACTATAGCGCGTGTACGTCTGTTATAGCCAAACATCTAAGCCGGGCAAGTGCAATCGTAGACGCAAAATTGTCTAAACGGTATGCCGTCCCATTGACGGACACTTGCCCGGTTATAGATGCCATTACGGAAGACATAGCATCATATTATTCGTATCGTTCATATTTCAAGCAGGATAATCACAACAGAATGGCCGACTTGCAAGAGTTGCGCGATGAGGCTTTTGCAAATCTTGAACAGATACGGCTTGGAGAAATGGATCTCGTTGACTCACTCGGCAATGTAATAGCCGAACGCAGTACCGGGGCGCATAGTCTTGTTGACTCGAATACAAAAGATTATCAGCCGTTCTTTGATGTTGATAAAGATACGTCATGGGCGTTTGATTCCGATATGCTCGACGCGATAGACGATAAAAGATAATGGTTAGCATTAAGTTTGAAAATCTCGGTAATATACAAAAGCGCTTTCAAATGATGATGACGCGCGCAGTTAAGAACGACCCGGCAATGGGCGTTATAGCAGCGAAGGGATATAAAAACGTTGTTGAACACTTTTCGATGCAAGAAGGCGAAAACGGAAAGTGGGCGATGCCGAAACCTGCGACACTTCGAGCGCGTGCAAACAGGAGTAATAAAAGCGGACGTAGAAAATCAAGCTCGATTCTTGCACTGGTTGACACGGGACTTCTACGAGCAAGAATACGATTCAGGGCGATGAATGACGAAGCGCGTATTTATAGCACCGATGTTTATGCACCAACGCATAACTTCGGTGATCCATCGAGGAATATTCCACAGCGGAAGTTTATGTGGATTACAAAACCAATGCAGAAGTCTATGATTAAATCATTGCTTGATTACATAATAAGAAAATAGCATGTACAGTACATTAACATTAGCAGACGCAATCAAGAATCTTATCGACAAGAACGATACTGACACATCAAGTTATGATGTTTCCGCGTCGCTTAATTCCCGCGTACAATATACCACAGTCGGCTTTCATAACAATAAGCCGGTCCCGCTGTTTAACTATCCGGCTATTTTTGTCGAGCCGGGAACACGTCAAGAGGAATACGAAACACTGTCAACAAGCCACTCCCGGACAATGATAGTACCATTTTCGATTGTTTCAATTGTGAATTATGGCGAGGGCCAGGAAGACGGGCGGAGACTTGCCGACCGTGAATCAATACAGCTATCGGATAACCTTACATACTTATTCAGAAACTTCGAGCGCCTATCAAGTACCAGCTATGTCATGCAGGCCGTAGTTGATAGCGTCGAGTTTGATATACAGGAATCGGAAAATACATATAACTCGATTTCTAAAATAACATTACAGGTAAAGGTTAAAAATACATAATGGCACTATC